GAGACATCATCCAGCCTTCGGGCACTTCGTACCAGTCAGGCACGGTGCTCATAACATCGGTCACGGCAAGCGGGTATTTGAAGCCGACTTTGCCTGCGCTCAATGAAGGTTCGGCTCTCACGTTGACATAAGGCGTTGCCCAGCTGTAAACGCGTGCTTGGAACAAAGGCTCTTCCGGTTCAGGTTCAGGCTCTTCTTCTTCACCAATCCACGCCAGCCATTCCTGCTCACTCCCGCCAAAGCGGTTCATGTCCAAGTTGCCAGAGTATCCGTCAAGCCTGCCTGTGCTTGAGTATTGCCAGAGCCAATAAGAGTCAAAGCCGACTGGCATCAAGGGCTGTGAAGCGGTGGTATAGTGCGCCACCCAAAGTTTGCGGTCTGTCAAATATGCGCCTCCCATTATCTCGTGCCAGCGTGAACGGCTGGTATAAATGCCGGAGTCGGGAACTAACGCGGCGTAATCCAGAACTTGATTGCGATACAAACGAGTGCCAGAACGGGTGTCTTCCACATCCATCCAAGTGCCGAGCTTGAGTTGCTTGCCTTCCAGAAACGTGGCGAACGCCACCGCCTGCCTGCTCATGGACTGCGAGCCGATCAAATAGTGGTACGCCCCCAAAGGCACGCCCCGTGCTGATAGCTCGGCGTAATGCTGCTCGAAGTGAATGTCTTTGGACGTGCCGTAAGCCGCTCTCAATATCACGCCGTCAACTTGGTCGGCTAACTTATCGTAGTCAATAGCAAGTGGCGCTTGCCAAAAGCTTATGTCAATTATTGGTTTCATGCTTAGACTCCCAGCGTTATGTTACATATAAAAGCGTGCCCGGTTTCAATCGAGCTTGTATTGTCATAATTTCTAACAGCCACAGTAGTTGCGGATGAAAGGATTGTTAATTCCTGCATCTTGCCAGTCAATAGAATCTCACGCCCATAACCAGCAGACGAAACAGAGCACGTTGTTCCGCTTGGGAGCGAGAAATACCACGCCCCACTTGCCGTTCCTTTGTCTACAACCTTGAAATAAATAGAAATGTGCATTACTTTGCCGATAGTGCAATACCTGCCATAGCTGCCGGTAGTGTCTGCAAACGTGCCCGTGCCAGCGGTAAATGTCGGTGTATAAGCCAGCCATGCGCCGGGACTTTCTTTCACCCTTAGTCTTTCCACTTCCCGCTCAAGCTTCTTTATGCGCTCAACTGTTTTCTCCTCAAAGTTCATAACTCGCCTCTCAGTCTCACGTCAAGTTGCTCACCGCCGTCTTGATCCACCCTTACCCTCACGCTCCCCACATGGCAGTCCACGTGGTAGCCAAACGCCTCGACGCTCAACACATCGCCAAACCTGTAATGGATGTTGTATTGCATTCCCGGCGTGTCATGCAAAGTGCCGGTCAGCACTTGTCTCGGCCTGAACTCGTCTAAGGCGGCGTCACCGTCGGCTTCCAAAGCGGCGGTTGTAGCATCATCTCTTGAGTCCTTGAAGTATTCACGCCTGTTCCATTGGCTTGCATACATTCTGGAATTATTGACTCGGTCAACAAGAACGCGAGCGTCTTCTTCCCCTTGTCCTGCAACTAAAATACAGTTTCGTTCATCGGCGTGGTAAGTACCGAAAGTCGCCTCGCTCAAGTTGCCGTATTGCCTGCCAACAAGTCTTGGATCGCCTGACGCTCTTCCGTGATCCTGCCCTCTTTGCCCGGTGTAAGTGCGGAACTCGAATGTGCCCGGCGCTGTCCTTACCACGTCAAAGCCGAGCCAAGTGCCGGCTTCATTTGCGACTTCGGCTATCTCTTGAATAACTGTCAAAACGTTCCGGTAAGCGAAGGCTTTTGTAATGGAGCTGCCCCCCGCGCTCAATTCTGGAGCGCAAGTCAGTTTTGTCCGGCTCGCAAGCCCGGATGTCGCGCCCAACTGCTCCTCGACGATTACCTTCATCATGTCATCGGGATAGTCCGTCTTGCTTGCCGCCGCGCTGCCAGCATAACCCCAAACAATAGCCGTGTCGAGCAGCCAGTTAGCGTCAAAGGCTGTCAGCTGGATATACTCCGCGCCGTCACCGTCCGTCCAGAACTCCCAGTTCTGCAAGAAGTAGGCGGTTTCGTTCTGAAGCTCCAGCACGCCGCCCTTCTCCCGCCACACCTCGAATATATCCCCCACCGAGAACTGATCGTATTGCAATAGACCGCGCGGTAGGTTGACAACCAGCGAGCCTATTGCGTTCTGCGTTTTGATGTATTCGAGCGAATTGAACGCTTGAATAACGCCTTTTCTAACGCCCTCGTGCGTGTACCAGACTAACTCGTATCTCATAACAGCGCCCCGTCAATGCCCCAGAATAAGGGAGTCCAACTCATGAATGCGCCAGAATTGCTGTCCGAGCCAGTCATGAACATCGAGAGCGTGTTTGAACCCGGTCGCAGGTAGAAGTCGCCGTAGTCGCTTCCCGGCACGACGTAGCGCATCAGGTTGCCCCTGCCAGACCAAACACTCTCGAACTTCAAATCAAGCGGATCAAAGTAAAGGTTGATGTGTTCCCCTGCTTGTAAAGTCAGCCCGTCAAACATGATAGATTTTCCAGTCGAGTAGTTGGTTATCGCTTTGAGCGTGCCCGGCCCGCGTACCTGCATGAACGGGTATGTGTTAGCCGATGCGCTTGCAACGCCAATCTCATAGACTCGGTCTGATATAATCCCGCATTCGGCGTTTTCGCTTGCAAGGGTGGTTGAGAAATATCCGCCGATGTACAAAGAGCCGTCTGAAGCGGAAAGAACGGAGTAAACGACAGCGTTTCCCGGTAAGTCAATATCAAGCGATTGCCATGTACCATTAGAATAAACAGCAACGCGGTCTGCATAATGTAATGAACCGGCGGATGTAAAAGATCCAGAAGCGTATATTTTATTAGAAATAGCAAATATTTTGTAAACATAGTCGTTTGTTCCAGTATCTAATGATTCCCACGTATTTCCACTCCATTTAGCGATATAATCGGCATTTGGGTTGTCACCAACACTTGTGAAACGTCCACCAATATAAAGCCAACCAGTTTCGCCAAAAGCGAGCGAATAGACCTGTCCGCCAATATCAGTGTTTGTACCAATAACTGAAAACGCCGACCCGCCCCATTTACATAAATAAGGATAAGCAGGATCTGTAAAAGCTCCGCCAATATACAAATCGCCATTAGGCGCAAAAGCCAGTGCATAGACAGTACCGTTTAATCCCGTTGAAAGTGGACTCCATACTGCCCCATCCCATTTTGCTATTCCGCCTGTATTAGCAACACCGCCAGCAGATGTAAAGTTGCCCCCGGCATAAATGTTACCGTCGGGCGCTATTTCAATTGCATAAACAGTTCCATTAGTTCCTGTTCCAAGCGCAGTCCAGTTAGTCCCGTCAAACTTGGCAATATAATCGGCTTCGGCAACGCTTTGAGCGTTTAGAAAGTATCCACCTGCATATAAATTGCCAGCCGCATCAAAAGCGAGCGCACGAACAGCGATCCCTGAACCGGGATCAGTAAACGCCGGTGCTCCCACCGCTTCCCACTGTTCCGTTACAGGATTCCACCTTGCGAGATAATCTGCGCCTGCAACACCGCCAGCATTGGTAAACATGCCCCCAACATAAATCTTACCGTCCGGGCCTTCTGCCATGCAAAGAACCGGACCATACAGCCCCGTAATCAGGCTCTCATAAGCCGCACCGCCCCACTCGCACCAATTACCCTGTGGGTCGCGCTTGACGATGCGCTCCGCCGGAAAGTCGGCAATCCAGTCAAGCTCTGCCCCATCGTTGTAAGCGCCGTTGAGCAAGCCCGACGGAATCGTGAAGTTGAGCACCGCCCGCTGGTAACTCGGCAAGTCAGGCGTGTCGGTAAGTGTAGCGGGCAAGGGCACGCAAACAATGTCAACCGGGTTCGTGGCTTCATCGCCGTTTACGTCAACGCCCTGATAGCGTACTATCATCTCTTGCCCGGTCAGCAAGTCAGGGCGGATAAGGTCAATCACAGCCTTGCGGTTGGCTTCAATCTCGCTTAATGAGTTGCCGGTAAAATCGACGACAATCGAGAAGTTGCGGCTCTTGCGGGTGTGCGTTTGGTACATATCCCCGCCGGAAGTCATCTTGGTTAGAATTTGATTCCAATCGCCGTGACCCAAGCCGGTAACCTGAACAATCTCGCAATAATCAGACAGATCAACAATCTCGCCGCCCTTGCGGTATTGCGCGGAGCGGATGGAGCTTGAGTTGCGGGCATAGCCTTCCCAGCGGCAGCCGGGCATGTAGCCTTCAATGAGCGTGGTCGCTGCGGAAGCCTGCTCGAACTGAACGCCGTCAACGTAGAAAGGGTCGGTGGAGGCGACCGCGTTTCTGGCAACTTCCAAACGGTAGTTAGAAGCATCTTCCGCCGCTGTAATCGTTACCTCTTGCCGTTGCCAATAACCAGTGGTCGTAAATGATGTTGACCCCTTAATGGCACTCGCTGAATTAGTAATGTTAAGGGACATTGCCTGTCCGGCCGTGCCTTTCACATAGCAGGAAAAGGTGTAGTCATCGCCATTTGTGACGGTTACGTTAATATATATAGCGTAACTCTTCACGCCGGTCGCGGTGTTGACTTGCATGGAGTACGAAGCGAATCGCTGCTCATCGCCGGTCTCTTCGATAGTCACGCCAGTGCCGTAAGGAAGCCAGTCCTCTACAAAGTCGGGCGGCCCAAAGCGCGGGTTCTTAATCTGGTTCGTGCCAGCCGCCGGCTTGATGATATAAAACTTCTTATGTGCTAAAACTGGTGCTGTCATTATGCGCCCCACGCCTCCATTAATTCGAATGCTGTCCTAACATCCGCCGGGTTGGAACTCGTCGGCATTGTCAGGTTGTAGACGTTCCCGCCCCGTTCGTCTCTCATTGCTTCTCTCACTCCGTCCCTGACGGCATTGGCTATCTCACGCGCGTTCGCTCCAGCACCGCCCCGCAAGGCCGCCATCGCTTGCGTGTTGCTCACGATCCTGCCGTCCATCGCCGGGAAGAACGGCTCTGGTCCGCGCTCACCGACCCAGTAATAAGGCGTCGATGCAGAAACTCCGGATGCGGCGAAAATAGCTTGCCCATTAGCAGGTGTACCTGCCGCACCGCCTGGCCCTGTGTAGTTTTCGTAAGGGTCATAACCGCCGGACGGTGTTGTTCCGTGATACTTTACAAATATATCAATATTGCCAGTTTTATCGGCAATCTGCATTTGCTGAATCATAACCAGCGTAGCATATGCTTCTGCAGCGTCAATAATCACGTTTCCGGTTTTATCGTCAATTTTGTAACCGTTGATGGTTTCGATAGCATCCCCATAGGCGTCCATTGCCGCCTGTGCACCTTCCTCAGACATAAGCCCCATGTCAATCGCCATCTGCATATAAGCGGCTAATTCTGCCTCCGTCACGCCCCCAACAGCGATTGTCGCTTGGAACATGTCAAGCGTGACCTGGTTGGCAAGCTCGGTCATCGTGCCCTGTAGGTCTTCAAGTTTGCCTTTCGCTTCATCGTACTTTTCAGACCCAATCGGCTCTTCAGCCATGATGCGTTGTTGTTCTGTTATTTCTTCCAGAATGTCGGTATATTCATAAGCGAGGTCTATAATCCCCTTATAGTTAGCGTCAATGGAAGTTATATTGTCAAGTTCAGCCCGTAATTTAGCCTGCTCTAATGCTGCCGCCATTGCTGCATTTGCTAATTCTATTTCAGCATCTGACATCTCTTTGGTAGCTTCCGTTGCACCTTCAGCTGACGACGTTGTTATCCCAAGTTGGCCATTCAAATAACCAATTGTGGTGGCTAAATAGTCAGTCGCTTCGCCGGTTGTTTTTGTACGGCTATAAGCTTCCTTCATAATCGCATTGTATTCTTCTTTAGTTATTTTCTCGGCAGTCAATGCGGCTTTAGCTACATCATTAAGCTGTTCCCTTAAATCTGATATTGAAGAACTGTCACTTATTTGGTTGAATAAATTAGTCAGCACCGGTATGGCTTTTTGCCCGATTGTAATAACAAAGTTATCCCATGCAGAGTCTAATGCCGCGACTGCTGCCTCATGATCTTTTGCCGCTTGTAAATCTTCTTCGCTAAAGATTGAGCCAGAGTCCTGAATATTTTTGACACCGCCTGCAATGTCTTCAAGCATCGGCGCAATTTCGTCACCGGCTTCGCCAAAATTCTTAGTTAACAATCTTGCTTTTTCTATCGGGTCTTCGAGTTTGGCATATTCGTCTGCTATGGCGACAAGGTTCTCAAGAGTCGGTGGTACCCCATTTTTATTGAGATTCTCCATCGCCTTGTAAAGGTCGTCAAAATCAACCCCTGCGTCTTTTGCAACCTGTCTTAGAGCGCTCATATCTTCAGGTGCATCACCTGAAATGCGCATTAGCTCTTCTACTTCTTCGGCTATCTCAAGGACTTTGCCAACCGTGCCGTCATAAGCTAACTTGAGGGCATCAAAGGCTTTCATGGCGAGTTCGATGCCCTGATTGATACCAATAAAAGCGTCCATTGCATTGTCGAACATGTCGCCTAAAGCGTCACTCGTTACTTTTTCTGCATCTTCAGCACCTGTGCCTAAACCACTAAAGCTATCTTTGATGTCGTCAATAACGTCAGACGCTTCATTTATTGCTTTTAATATAATTTGTACTACTGGATTAGCCATGCTTACTCCGTTGGTTATCCCTGAATACCCGCTCGTTGCGGTCTACCAGCCAGCGCTCCCACCATATCTCGGTCAACTTCTCTTCCATTTCCTGCGCTCGCAAGGGGTCATACCCAGCCGCCTCCAATACCACCGCCCAATAAGGGGGAGAGCCTACGCCTATTGTGTAGTAGTTTCTAAGCTCTCCCCGTTCGATGGGGGGACTTGCGCTTTTCTCCCGCTGATA